CAGTGGTCTGCGTGTCAGTCAAGCCGATGTTGACAACGCCGCCAACCCTGTTGGTGTATGTAATGGCAAAATCTGCTGCCTTGACCGTGCGTGCTTTATCCCAGGCTTGAGCAGTAACGGTCCAGCCTGTTAGATCAATTGCAGCACCGTTGCTGTCTGCAAAAGCAAGCTGAACGTCATAATCCGCCCGACGCTGGAGCGAAATGTTATACGTTCCAGGTCGGACGGCCATGATGTAATCCCCCTAAGGGTTATTCTATCGGCCTTGACCGCGCGGCATTTTGCGTGTGCCACGGGGTTTTGAATGTTGCCCGTGGCCTTGGCGCGTTTTCTTTGGTTTACCGGCTTTAAACTCAACGCGAGCTAAACCCGTGCGTGACTTGACAGCCATCAGGGTTGCTTAGGCCAAGGAATCATGAACGACTCAGGGTTGGGGATCATGTTGCCATCATCGCCCATTACTTCTTCAGGGTTAGTTAGCAATGCAGCCAATTCATCAGTGGTGGTGCAACGCGAAATTTGATCCTCACGCAAGCCGCATGTGATGCGAACTAGATCGCGGTATTGCTTGACCGCTGCAGGAATCTCAATGCTGGTGTCCACCTTGCGGGTGATGTACCAATCAGAAGAAGCAAGCAAGCTGCCTGTAATTTCTTTTTGCTTGGCGATCCACTGCGACTTCAAACCCTTGGTCACAAGCTGATTGCCGTCAGCATCCAAGACTGGATCGCCGTTTTCGTCTACTTCGTTGACATCTTCAAGCGCCTTAGGGTTGCCAACGCCCCAGTAAAAACGCTGGTCATAACGCTCAGGATCAGCAACCTCAGTGATGCCGATTGCTGCTTTCTCGTACTCACTGGCGTGCCGCAACCAGTTGGCTGGGTACTGCGTGCCGTTTGCGTCTGTGAAGGGGCGGTCAATACCAAGTGGTTGACCGTTGAGAAGGAAGGCCATGACTAAAGGTTAGCGTGCGTTGGCGTACTTGAAAGGGTGTTCAGCGAACGCCATGAATATGTAATCACCCACATTTAGGTCAGCATCAGTGTTTCTAATTTTGAAGCCACTGCTCAAAAAATCAATCGCAAAAGCAGAGCTTGGCGACTCTCCATTGCTTGAGAGGGCGTATAGCGGGTTGTCGTTTGCGTTGTAAACTTCCCGCTTGTTGTCATACATATACCACCAACCGGCAGCATCAGTTCTCTTGATCATCAAGAATGCGGGCGCAAAATTTGTGTGCGCATGTACGCCATCGGCGGACCCATTGCCGGTGTAGCTACCAAACTTGCTAAAACCTTCAACTTCGGCAAAGCAATAGGCGATATAGGTGTCACCGGTACTGTTAATCGTTCCATTATCACCAAGGCTAAATACCGTAGAAGTGGGAGCAGTCGAGTTCCAAAAATTTGAAGTATTAGATTGGGCCGCACTTTGATTAAGAATCAAGTAATAAGCAGCCGAAGTCAGCCCAGAGTGGTACACACCCCAAGAGCCAGCTGATGATCTGTCTTTAACGATAAACATCGATGGCGCAACGCCTAGACCATGCCCAACAGTGGCGTTAGATCCCGTTCCTGTGAAACTAACAATCGAAAACCCAGCATCAACGTTGGCGCTTACCGTGCTTGTAATTGTGCCATTACTATTACTAGAACTGCTGCCGCCTGCTTTCCAGTTCCAGGCAGCATAGGTAGCCGTATTTTGATTAGTCGTAGCATCACTAACGACAGTAAACCCGTCAGAATCAAACGAACTAATCGTAGTTGCAACAGTTGTCTCTGCAGCAGTTGAGTTTGACGCAAGCCGTTTGGTTGCGCCTCTTACAGAATCTTGCAGTTCATGGTCTTCAGAGGCACTACGTTTTTTGATCCACACCCAATCAGGTTGAAACCCAACACCCGTAATTGAGTTAGATGAACCTGTGCCCGTATAAAGCACGGTATTGAAGTAACCCGTTCCATCCTTAATCGTCGGCACGGGCAGGTTTGCCGTGCATAACGCAAGATAACCAGCAGGCGGACTGTAATAAAAATCGCCTACACCATTACCATCGCTATTGCCTTGTGCTGTCTTGTTGCCTGCAAAACTACTGTCTTGACCAAAGTTGAACGTGCCATTGTCGGAGGTGTTGTAAGCATGAGCGCCAAAAGCGTAATACCCAGATAGGCCAGTTTTTTGCGCTATATAAGTGTTGTTTTTGTAAAAGTTGATCTCCCCGTCGTCTAAATTTAAAGCAAGCCCAATAACGTCGCCCGTGGTGTACGTTGTTCCTGTGTCAGTGGTTGAGCCATTGAAGTAAATGATTCCGTTTGGCGCGTAGCCATAGCTGTTTTCTGTAGTGGACTGACCTAAATAACCACCAAGACTTTCGTTAGGAACAGAAACGATGCCTCCAAGAATACGACTTGTTCCGCCCTGTGAGTTGACAACGTATTCTGCATACCACTTTCCAGACTGCATGGCCTGAGTAGAGCGGATCATTTCATACGAACCGCCGCTTGAATTAGCCCACTCAAGATTGCCTTCGGAGGTAGAGATGTTGTTCGACGAATATCTATCAAGGGGATTAAGAGTGCAGAAATTGTTTGTTGGACTGTCAGGACAGCAATCGTTTACGCTGAAATTGTTTGGCGTCCAGTCGTTGCCGTTGCCGCTAGTGTCCGTTCCAAGTGCAGATACGGTGCTGTTATCTGAAAAATTTAAATAGAAACCGTTGGTGCCGTAGCTGCCGCTGTACTTTTTAGGAATCCAAGCGCCGGTTTCAGTGTCAGTTTCGCCAAAGTCAGAAACATCAAGTGCCGTGCTATCGATAAAATGCGCCTCTGCTATGTACCCATCAAAGTAAGCACTTCCAGCGGCTTGATACCTGCCAACTGCATGAGCAATGTTGTTGTTGACTGGTCCGTCTGTGTTTTGCGGCAGGTAGCTAGAAGACCTAAACGATTGCAAGCTCCCGTTTACATATAGCTTCGTCCTGTTAGATGATGTAGCCTGCGTGGTGTCAAAGATTAAAACGACATGATACCAAGCAGAAACATCTCTGTATTTTGCATCAGTATATAGATAATACCAAGTTGATCCTGTTGGGTTAAATCCAATTTGCAATTCGTCGCTTGTATTAAAACGAAATTCGCTACGCTGAGAACTTGGACCAGAAGCTGCATTAAATATCTCTTGAGATGTTCCTAAATTTGCACGCTTTACCCAGCAACTCCAAGTCCACGTTTTACGATTGCCTGCGCTGCTAGGTGTTTGGTTTAAATACGCAGTGTCATCATCATTGAACCGCAAGCTGCGTTCGATCTCATACCCACCCTGGCCAGACGCACCAGCAAGAAGGTTGCTACCAATGATGCTCATGAGTAGTTGGCGGTAAAGACGGCATGGATGGAGCTTGCAGACCGCACCACATAATCAATGCGGTCTATTGCTGATGCAGTCGTTGTCAATGTAGGCGCAGTGCCACCAGTAAAATCCCAACTGCTGCCATAAGTCAAAATCCTAGAGCCAGTTGCATCCTGCACGACAAAAATTGATCCGCTTTGCCCTGCCGTCAGGTTGCTTGGGTTGGCCAACGTGCAAGACGATGTATTGGCCAGCGTCAAAGCAAAGTTGTTCGCCGTTGCAAAATCCAGCGTTTTGCTTGTATCGCCACTGGCAACGCTAATGGCAGAGATGCTGCCGCGTTGAGCTTTGGTAAACGTCTGAGTTACCGCAAGACCTGCAGCGGTTGTCGTTGCATCAGGCAGTGTAAAAGTACGATCAGCCGTTGGATCGGTAACAGCAAGCGTCGTTTCAAAGTCATTTGCCGTTGCACCCTCAAAAGTCAGCGACCCAGCAGTGCCGATCTCAAGGTTGCCTGTAATCGTGCCACCGGAGGCGCTAAGCAGGCCAAGGTTTGCGGTGTTTGTAGAACCAACAGTAATCCAACCATCGTTGGCTGCATTACGCAGCTTTAAAAGATTGGTAGTGGTGTCCACCCACCACATGAACGCAAAGGTGTCTGTTGGCTGCGTTGAACTGCTGTTGTTGCTAACAATCGCATCCAGGACAAGATTGATGTCAGCACGGACCTGTGCGCCAGTTCCGTTTGCAATGTCGTAGTCGTGAGTTGCCACGCGCTGCTCACATCAATACTGCTAGGCTAATCTTAGCCCGCTGCACCATAGCCAGTCGCTGTGTACTGGAAGTTGCGGTCAACTGCGGTGTCACTAGAGTTTTTAAACACAACGTCAAAGCCAGCACCCGTGACGTTGCTCACCTCAAAATAGTCACCACTTTGTAGGTTCTGAGCAGTGATGCCGACACTTGGCGGGTAGGCGTTGACGCCACCCAAAGCAGCCGTGCCAGCAAAAAACGCACGATCAAAGGTCACGCTTTTTGTACCGGCTCCGCTTGCAATAGCGCCAGTTGATTGCTCAGTGCGCTGCTGGAAAGTTGCTCTATAACCAACCTCTTGTACTGATACGTTTTCGTCAGAAGCCCTAGAGATCAACTCAACCTTAAACTGAAAAGCCCTGCCAAGGAATGTACCGGAGTTCAACGGCGTCCAATCGCTATACGTTGGCGTACCAGATGGGTCATCGTTGGTTTTGCGGAGCAGCAATCGGGCATTCACCTCATCAACAACACCGCCGTCCCAGTCAGGCATTGAGTCGACAAACTCAACTCTGTTATCCCATAAGTCAGACGGGTAAAACCCTGTGCCGACTAGATGCCGCTCAAGGTCAAGGGAAAGCACAGCGCCAAGATCAAGGGTGTTGGCAAAGGCATACTCACCAGAGTCAATAATTCCATCACCTAAATAGTCAAAGTTGATGATGGCATCAACGTCATCAACGATTGGTTCATCAATCTCAGTTGCGCCTGATAGCACAAGAGCGTCGTATTCTTCACTGTAAAAAGTGTTGGTAAATGTACCCTGGAACGCTGGGATGTCCGTGTCTTCACGACGGCTTTGAACTAAAAGTGCATTGAGCGGTTCAGGGAAGTCAACAACAACGCTGGTTTCATTTTCGCTTCTACGGCCACCGCTGTCTTCAAACTTGACAAGGATCTCACCTTCAATGCGAGGTACAACCGCTTCAGTTGCCGACCCCGCAATTGCCTCAATTAAATCAACACTGCTTGTCCACGTTCCAGTGCCATCAGTCTTGTTGGTGTGACGGATATGCACACGACCGCCAACCTGCACATCCAGGTCAACTGTTGGATCCCAGCGCAAACGAGCACTGTTGGCGTTGATCACTTCAATGGTGAGGTTCTGCACGTCACCAGGAACAGCTGTTTTACCTGCAAGGTTGAAGGTGTATTTAACTGACGGACCTTCCTTGCCGATTGCGCTGTACGGAAGAACATAAACCTCAAGCGTTCCAGCTTTAAGGCCGCGAATTTCAATATTTGGGGAATCGGTTTGAATTGACTGGAAGTTATCATCGTCAAGCCTGTATTTAACAATGTAGGTGTCCGTTACATTGTCAGGGCTTACCCAGCTCAAATTGACACCGGTTCTGACGTTTGATCCGTCTAAGTAAAGAAATTCCTCTTTTGCGAGGCTTGTAATGGCTGATGGTGTAGCAGAAAGATCAGTGATGTCACGCTCAGCGATAACTAGGTTTTCTTCAATTGTGTTGTAGAGTGACTCGTTATATTTGAGTGCCGTAACACCAAGCGTTCCATCGTCGTTTTCAGTGACGCTTACAACACGGAACTGCTGTGACTGAATGTTGCTGCTTTGAATCAGCCAGATAGCAGATGCGTTAGGTGCTTCACTGAACGCAGAGTCAACCGTAACCGTTACGTTGTTGACATTAGTAATGTTCCGCGTCTCAACCAAGCCTGTTGGTAAAACCACAGAAATCGTTGGGCTTGTTGCCAGATCAACTTGCAAATCTGTGTTGCTGTCCAGTACGACAGTTGTTGTAGTTGCAGAAGCGACGCGGCCATTTCGGCGTGTCCCGCCACGCGTAGGATCTGCAACGTCAATAACAACGCCAGGGCGCAACACCAAGCCAGAGTCAATTCCAATTGAAAAGCTGACTGTTTCTGTAAGTGCTTGTTCGCTCAACAGCGCCCACAGACCAAGACGCCTTGCTTGGCCCTGTGAATAGCACCCAAATGCCTGCATATCTTTATTGATAATCCCGTACTTGGCAACGGCATCAGCGTCTTCAACAAGCTCAAACTTGACCTCACCTAGAAGGTCATAGTCTTGATAAGAAACAGTGGCGGTTGTGTGCCGTGACTTCAGGCTTGAACCTGAATAAGTAAAGATGCCATCAACAACATTGCTAGGACCAAGCAGATACTGAGAATCAGAAGGGCGATCCTGTGTAAGAACCAACGACCCAGCGCCGTAATAGGAGATGCCACGGAATACGCTGGTCATCTCTTGAATCAGGTTGTAGACCTCATCAATCGTGTTGATAACGGTATTACAGGCAAAACGAACTTCTTGGCCGCCCTTACCGTTGTCAACAAGTTCGTTGCAATACTGACTAATTCGGTAAAAGTCATATCGGTCTAGTGACGATTCTGGGATGTTTGCGCCATACCGTTCATTTGTCAGCAAATCCCACAGACACCACGCTGGATCGTTGGTCCAAGTTGCAGCAGTAAACGTCCCATCCCACACACCGGAATAAGTGATCCTTCCTAGATGCGTTGTGGTGTCAACAGTGGCGTTGCTAGGAATTGCAACTTTCAATCCCCGTACCAGATACTTGCGGCTGGGGATGGCGCTGAATTGACGTGAGTCAAAGCTCAGGCCAACAACAGCGGTGTTGGGGTAGCGGAATTTTTCATCAATAATCTCTTCGTATGTTGTCCAAATCAAACGCGATTGTATGCGGGTAGAAGCGTTGCTGCTGGTGCGGATAACGCGAATATCAACAGGGAAAGCCCCGTCAATATCAAAGATGTAGTCACGGTTGAAAGTAGTTGAGCTTTTGCCAGAAATTGTGTACTCGTTTAGATCAATAAAACCGCCGCCGTTGTACTGGATTTGAAACTTGAAAGAAACGCTTGCCCCACGAATGTCACCATCAGTTTCAAAGGTTTGCAAGGATGGGACTGTCATCCCAAACTTGACGCGGTTGGTGCTTGTGTTATTAATTGAACGCGCTACCAAGGTATCTTGGTTGACTTCAATATCAACAGAAAAAACGGTGCTAACTGCAGTAACACCTGGCAAATAAACTTGATCCTGCGTGCCGTTCCTAGTATTGATCTCAAAGTTTTGAAAGTTAGGCGTTCCAGTGGATGCCAGAACAGGCGTGTCATTTAAATAGATTCCTTGGTTCCCGTTTTCAATCCCCTCAATCGGACCTTCACCCAGTAAGTCAACAACTTCCGCATACTGAATTGAACTAAGAGTGTCAGATTCTTCAACCGGAGGTGCCGGTGCTTTAGAACGACTGCCGCCACCGCCCTTACCGCCACCACCGCCGCCACCACCACCGCCAGATCCCATGATCTGAGCGCCAAGTCCAGCGTTGTGAACACGGATGCCGTTAGCAATAAAGGTATGACGACCTTCAACCGTCAGGTTGTAAACCGTATGGTTGCCAAGGTTTTCACGATTGACAATTGGGCGTAGATGGTCGGCTGCATCAACAACGCAGTCATCAGCCCCAAGCGTTCCAATCTCAACAAAAGCGTTGAACTGGTTGAGTACCCAGTGGTTTGGGGTTGCATCTACATGATCACCGCCCCAGAGAAAATACCTGACAACTGGTTCATTGTCGTGCTCATGAACCTTGAGAACCTTTGCTTCGTGCAGCGCACCCTTGTCATCAAAGCTGATGACCGTATCACCTACTTGAATCTCACCAATCGGCTTTTGACCGCCAGGGATCCCGACAAGCGTTTCTGCCGTAAAACAACCACTGCCGCTGCTGCCGCCGCCACCAGCACCAAGGATTAATTTGCGATTAGCCACGCGATTCAATCCCCACAGACAACACGGCGGAACCAGTAATGGCCCTTCCGTAAATTATGGGCACAGGCAAGCCCTGTTTAGTGGTGTTGACAATGCCGCTAAAGCTAAAACTTTCAAGGCGAACAGCATCTTTGTCACGAACGCCTGTGCGAGATGACGGACCAGCAGACAAGCTTGGTGTTGGAGAGATCAGGGTGGATACACCGCTGAGAATCAAACCGCCACCAAGTAGACCAAGGCCCAAACCACCGCCCACTGCTGCAAACGGAATGATTAAAGCTGCTGCAACTAAAGCCACTCCAACCAAAATCTGACCAATGCCGCTACCACCGGCACCAGTCAAAACAGGTGTGATACTGAAAACTTCCCGCTCACTCCACGGTGAGTGCAAGCTATCGCAGTTATCCTCAGTCACACGCTCTTTACCAACCGTGACGCGATAGCCCACGCCATCCTTTTCACTATCAATCAACCACTTTTCAAGACCAGGGAAATTAGCGATCAACGCCCGCAATGCTTGGGCTGGGGTGTCAGCTACAAACTCAAAGCGGCACTGGCCTAGCTTTTTGCGTAAAGCGCCGTAGACCTTAACGACTTTCATGCCGTAGCGCCTTCGCTGTGCTTTTTACATAGTAGCTTCCGTAGAGGTCGCGACTAGACAGCCTTCCTTGGGCATGATGCAAAATCATTTGGTCGCCTAAATAGATCGCGGCGTGGTTAGGCAGAGGTGATTCAATCTGCATCAAAATTGCATCACCGCGCTGCAATTCAGCAACAGGAACTTCCCTAAAACCTTCGTTAGCAAAATTGTCTAGGTACAGGTTTTCGCCACGTTCCCAGAACTGATCGCGACGGTCGTAATCTTTAAGATTCAACCCAAACTCACGCCCATACCAATCACGGCACAACGAATAGCAATCCACTAAACCAAAGACAAACTCACGCCCGACATACGGCAGTTCAAAACCCTCAGGCTGGCAATAACCCCAGCCTTTTGTTTTGGGGTTGACGACGTACCAGGGCAAGCCGCTTTTTTCACAAGCCACCCTGTCAGCTGCTGATGGGGCGGGGTTGGTTGTTGGGTGGCTATGCACAACAGCCACAATCTCACCTTTGTCTTCTACAGCTGCGTAATCCAGTGGGTCTAAAACAAAGTGTTCATGCGGTGTTTCCGCTAGGTTCTTGCAAGGGAAGTACCTGCGACGACCTTTGACCACGGCAACAAGGCCGCACACTTCTTGCGGGAACCCTGCTTGGGCTTGCTCCAGAATTTGGTGCTTAATCCCGTCAGGTAACTCAGTCATCGGAATAGACCCGCTCCAGGGAATGCTCCAAACGGCAAGCCATCAGTGCTTTTGACGAATGTGTACTGGTCGGAGCCTTTAAAGGTGTAGGAGTAAGTTGGCTGCGCTATTGCTGTGTATTTGGTGTAGCCCGATGTGCCGCTAAATCCTTGTGCTTGACTGGCTACAGCAAGCGTATAACGGTAGAAATACTTGCAAGTTCCTATCTGCGGCTCGCTGGATCCGCTGGATACATATGTGATCCAACAAGAAACAACGTGTTTGTTGGCCCGATAATACTCTTCAGTGACTTTTGTGTAATTGGTGGTTGAAAGTCCTGGCCCCGTGATGTAATCGCCAACATTCAAAACATCAGTGTTTGAGTACATATACTGCGAGTTTCCGCCGTTTGCATCACCAAGCTGTACACCGTAAAAAGTGCCGGCAGTCGTAAATGCAACCGTAATGTCTGCAGGTTGGCTCATTGTGATTGTCGTGCCATCAATGGCAGAAATCAAAGTGCCGCTTGTAATGTTTGTGCCGCTGATGTCCATACCAACAGCAAGACCAGTGGCGTCTGCAACGACAATCTGCGATGGGTCTGCAGATTGGATCGTGCCATTGACCGTGACAGATGTTGTTGCCGTAGCAGCCGCAGAAAGCGTAATTACACTTTGATCGGCATTGGTTGAGGCAACTGTTGTTCCAGATGGGATGCCAAAGCCCAGCACGCTGTTTCCAGCTTCAATTGAAGCTCCGGCAGTGTTTAGCGTCACTGTTGTAGAACCAACAGTTGCAGAGCCAGTCACAACATTTGTGCCAAACCGCGCACGGCAGGAATCAAGGCGCTTCCCGCAAACATCATCTGCTGCTGATAAGACAGGTACATTCCCAGCGTCGTAATAAAACGAACTGGTGTAACCGCACTCAGCACTCCGGTACTTCCACTGACAGAGGTTGGCCACAATTTGACGCCTAGGCAGTTTGATTCCAGCAAGGTCAAATTTGCTAGCTAACTCAAAACTTACGGCATCGCGAGTCTCATTGGCTTTCCGATCCACATACCAAATCTCTTCTGGGAAGGCTGCGTTTGGGTCCGCAGTAGGTTCACCGTCAAGATACTTTTTGAGAGTACGGATACGCCGCACTTCCGCACCAGCAAGATCATTGCCCGTTGTGATCAAATTGACGTCAATCAACAACGCACTAATCGTGCTGTTGATATTGGCCACCGTGATAGTTGGGCGAGGCAAGGTACCTGTATTTGTGTACTCAAACCCCTCTGCTGTGACTGGCAAACGGATGTACTCATTGCCGTTCCAGGTAATGTTGCCGGTTACGTCAGCGTTGACCCCGTTGTGCCAACGCAAAATATCGCTTGACCCGTGAAGGCTGTTGTCTAAGCGCAACTCAAATAATTCAATGATTGCGCTTGGCGCAAGGCTAGATAAATCTTCGTAGACAGAACTAATCGCCGTCCAAACAACAGTGTTGTCGGTGACGGTGCTGCCAATATCAGTTGGCCATGCTGGTTCGCTAGCTGCTGACGTTCCAGCGGTAGTGCAACGAAACACCAAACCGCTGACCTGTTGCGTCGCAGCGGCACGAACATCACCGACAGCAAAAGCGGTGCTAGCAGCCCAAGCGGTGTATGCCATCAGGGTTCAAATACTTGACGGAAAGTTACGCTGATGCGACTGCGTTCCACAGAATATAGTTCGCGGCTCCAGCTATCGCAGACCCATTTGTAGGACGTGGTTGTGTCTGGGGGTGTCCAATCAAAACTTGCAGAATCTTCAGCGCGTGCGTTTAAAAATGCCTCAACAATGTTTGCGTCGTCATCGGAGAGGTCAAAGGTGAGGTTCCATTCCTTAGGGTTTTGATTTATGCCATAGAGCAAGCGTTGTTCATAACCATCCCCAAACTGAACGCGGCGAGTTCTAGGTTCGCTGACCTTGGTGGCGGTGTAAACCGGGTTGTATGACGGAAAAGTTGCCATTAGGTTCCTGCGAGTAGACCGCCAGGGCGTTTCTGCTTGACCAGTTCTGCTTGGACAGCAGCACCAATAACCCTGCCAAGCTGTGAAGCTTGATCGTTGTCTCCTTGTACTTTAGTGCCGCTGGCGTCAACGTTCACCACAACATTGGACGATCCACCCATCATCTTGTCGTTAGGGACAATGGTGCCGCTAGATCGTGGGACGAACAACTCTGGGCCGCGCTCACCAACAATAGAAGGTTTGCCAACAGGCGGACGCCCGCCATTTGCAAAAAAACCGCCCAAGTTAAATCCTTTGGGGCTAGAAACATTTAAGGGGTTGTTGACTCCGGTCATAAATGAAGTACCGCCACCGCCCCCAACAAACAAGCCAAGAATCCCAAAGATTGCCTGCTGCGCCAACATCTTTGTTGCCATATCAATAAAAGCCTTACCAATATCGGCAAACATTTTTGCAAATGCTTGGCCAACTGTCTGCGTGCCATCTACAGCACCTTGGATTGCGCTAGACATTGCGCTTGCAAAACTTGTTTCAATCGTCTGAGCAATGCTAATGATTATCTGCTGAGTGTTTGTAAATTGTTCTTTTAGCCTGTCCATATATTGCTCAATTTGTGTTCTTTCCCGATCAAATGCAATTTCTAGGCTGTTTACCTGATCAAGCATGAGCTGCCTGAGCAGATTTTGCTTCTCCATTTCAGTGTTCTGATCAGCCAAAGCTTGTAGCCTGCTGCGCTCTAATGGGTCAGTGATTTGGGCAAGTTGTGATTCAAGGTCTTGTCTTGCAAATTGAATTTGAAGAAGATCACGCTCAAACCCTTCGCTTGCATTCAGCAACTTGTTTTCTCTTTCAATAGAAGTCGCTAGTTGCTTCCGTAATTCCAGCTGTCTTTCTAAAGCCCTTTCTGCATCTGTCTTGCCCTTGCCTTTGCCTTTGCCTTTGCCTTTGCCTGCGCCTGGCGTTCCAGCCGTTAGCTCCGGAACCTTAATGTCACTTAGAGTTTTCTTCGGCAAAGCTTTTAGCGCCGCTGCTTCTTGCGCTTGTCGGCGCATAATTTGGCCTTGAAGGGCAACGGCTCTGCTTGCATTGGGGTCAGTTGCCGAAATTCTTTTAAGCTGAATGCTCAAACGATTCAGCGCACTGATATTTTGCTCAATTCCGGTTCTGTTTTTCTGCGAAGAAAGTTGGCCAAGCAGTTTTTCAACATTATCTACAGCTTGAGTGGTAAATCCAGCAGTTATTCCAACTCCAATCGCTCCAATTGCTCTATTAAACCCACCACCACGCCCAGACGCTAGCAACCTATTGATTGCGTCTAATGCCGCAATTGCTTGGTCAAAAACATCTCTGATGACAGGTGCAAGAACTTGGCCAATTGTCCTAGCAAGAGTTTCTATATTGTCCGTTATTGTGCTCAATTTGCCTGATAAAGTTTCTGATTGTGCAATCGCACCGTTTGCATACTTGCCGCCCGTGTCTGTCAGCTTTTTAAGCTCAAATTCAACGGCTTTTGCGCTGATTTGCCCTTTCTGTAATGCCTTGCTGAACTCTTCTCCTGTCAGCTTGTAGGTTTCTTTTAGACCCGTAGCAATGTCAATTCCACGCTCTTGCAGCTGCAGCAATTCTTCAGTCTGAAGCTTGCCTTTTGCTTGGATTTGACCGTAAGCAGTTGCAATACCACTTAATTCAGCGCCTGTTGCACCAGCGACATCACCAAGCCGTTTTGTCGTATCAACTAGATCTTCTGTTTGAACGCCAAACGCCTTAAGACGCTTCGCCGTTTCAATAAGGTCAGAGCTTGTAAACGGCGTTACAGCAGCAAATTGCTGCAAATCTTGAATGATGTTTTTTGCATTTTGAAGTGACCCAGTTAAAACCTCAAGACTTTTTGTCTGCCTTTCAAGTTCTGCTGTTTTAACAAAAACGAACTTAGCCGCCTGGATGAGGCCAAGAGCTGCTCCAATTTTTGCTGCAGTAGCACCAAGATTCTGAAATGCCTGCTGCGTCTTGTTTGCTTGGCTGTCAAGTTGACGCAGCTTGTCTTGTGCGCCGCGTGAGTCAACGTTGATCCCTACGTTGGCGATAACACCCACGACCACAACCTAAAACCTAGATGCAGTCTAACGGCGACGGGCTTTCCTCATTTCTGCTTCCTGCTCTTCATTCAACAGCTCAAAATAAGCTGACCACAAAAACAGCTCATCAATCGTGATCAACTGATTAAGCTGCTGCAGCGTGTAGCCAAGCTCTTTTGCCACCCCAAGTTGGAGCCGTAACAGGTTATCCCGTTTCAGCTCCTGCTTTAGTTTTTTAGGTCAACGTCCTGGTCAGAGTCTTCACTGATCACAGCAAGCATCAATGCTTGCAAGTCAGCATCACGCACGTCATTCTTCAGCTCGGCAATGTGCCCCATCTGAAACAGACGTTGCCCGTTTTCATCCGTTGCCTTCTGCACAAACAACTGCAACGCAAAAGCGTTGACATCATCACCCGTGCCTTTTTGAGCGCGTTCACGCTCTGCCATTGTCAGCGGTGTACGCCAAAACTCAAATTCATCACCATTGCTCAGCACCACAACCTTTTTGACTGGGGCTAGGTTTGCTGCTTTCTTGAGCCGGTCAAGAGCATTCATGCGCCCAGAAGTTGCGGCCATAAAAATGAGGAAGTTAGATATATCCTAAGCATAAAAAAATCCCCGGTCAAGCCGGGGACTAAAGCCACCACTAATCAAATCAGGACTTGCTGAAGTCAAAAGAAGGTGCTGCGCTAGGACGGAAGTTGACAGACACGCTTTGACCGTCGTCAGGGTTCACGTTCAAGCTGGCAGAAGTCAGCACAACGGGAACTTCAATGGAACGGCTTTGGGTGTCATCCACAACACCGCTAACCAGAACGCGGTCAACGTACAGCTTCATGGTTGCGCCTTGCTGCTGACGCAGAAGCACGTCTTCAATCAGACGGCTAGACAGTGCGGTGTCATCGTCGGTGGTGTAGACAGTGGCAGAGCCAGTACCGTCTGCAAAACCAGTGATGTATTCACGGAACGGGACAGTACCGCCCAAGGTCTGTCCAATGGTGGTGACATCAATTTCAGAACGGGTGATCTCAAAAGCCCAATCACGCACTGAACCCACCACGGCAGGCGCGGTGTAAGTGATGCTTGCAAAGCTGCTACCAAAACCACTAGGTTGAGCGGTTGCAGTTTCAGCGGCACCCCCTTCAGTGGAGCTGATGGTCATGACCCCAGTGGAAGAGTTGTAGGTCAGGACGTAATAATCACCAGCAGCAATCGCGTTGGTGGTGGTTGCACCGCCAGGATATGCCAAGGTCACAGGATCATTGACCTGAAAACCAAGATCAGTTCCAACCTGAATGTCAGAACCACTTGCAGGAAAATCAGTCGCCTCAAGGGTGGTGACTGAAGTGCCTGCAGGTTTGTAATAAAGTGCGCCGGACGTACCGGACAGAACAGTAGCCATAGTTTTGAACGGTAGTGGCTTCCGGCTTATTCTAAATAGGCTTCAAAAGTGATGCTCAACCGGGTCTGAAAATACGACTCAGGTTCACCGGGCAGAACTTGCGCTGGCCCTGATGCCGCATCAAAAATAATGCCGCTAAACGTCTGACGGTCAAAGACATCTTTCAGGCGTTCAGCAATGTCATAGTTTTCACCAGACCCCACACCAATTGGGCTAAAAACATTGATCAGGACAAGGCCATTGTGCTGATTAAACCCTGGCGACGGGCCAACAAGTGTTGCGTAACTATTATCCCCAAAGGTGATGGCGCACTCAACCCAAGGTGAATTGTTGGGTGGGGTGAAAGGGACATTTTGAAAAGCTACCGGGTATGGCGCTGGGTTGGCCATTTCTTCCGCAACTTTGCCTTCAATGATGGCGCGGATGTCGTTGTAAGTGCTGGTCATGATGTCCGCCCGATTTTGTCAGCTTGTTGCCTAATCCAGGCTTGCATATCCTTTGCAATGACCAAAGGATAGCCGCGTTCAATTTGATCATCTTTAGACCGCCAACGGCCTTGCCAAGATCGCGGCAAATTATCACCCATCAAGACGGGCTCAACGTAGGGCAGGTTGTTGTGGATACTGTAGACATTGCCTAGCTTTTCCTTGGAATAGTTCAGGCGATCAGGCGGCAGGGCGCCATGAACTGTTTTTCTGCTCAACACCATATCTGGATAGTTCCCAGGCGGCTTGACCCCACCCGATGCAGTATTTTCCCCAATCTGCCAGCTAGCGCGAAGCCTGCCAGTGTCAACAGGGCTTGACGCCTTTAGGCGTTTGTCAGTTTCCAAGACAGCAACACGCAGCAGCTTTTCATACTGCTCCTCTGCATAATCTCCAATCTGAGAAAGCTTGATTGTGCGTGTCATGATCAACCTCTCAGAATCAGGTCATGAGTGATTGCCTTATTGTCCTGTTCAACCGTGCTAACGGAAATGATCTGATAGCTGACAGACTCAATCACAACACGATCAGAGACCTTGGGCGCTGCAGGTAAATCCAATGCCGCAACCGTTAGACGCTTATCCCCAGCCTGAATCAAATCCCCAACTTCACGTTCAGTAACATTCTGAAGCACGCCCTGCAATGTGGTGTCGCTCTGCGTTTCAGCAACCTTGCCCGTTGCAGTGTTATACGTCCCAAGCGTTATTAGACGGAATGTCACGGCACCGCCGAACTTGGTGATTACCTTCTTAGCAACCTTCTGCAGTGAAGTGGCTAGGGACATTAGATCCTATAGGCAACACATGCCCCATTCTGAAGCTGGATGCTAGTGAACACACCGACAAGATGAAAACCTGCCGGAAAGGTTTCACCTACGAACGTATTGCCGGTGTAATTTTCAGCAGAAATTGCAGTGACAGTGCTGTTTTCGTAGAAATCAATATGGTTGAACCGCCCCGTATGGGCAGCAGTGTCAGTGATCAGCTCAGCACCAACTGTGTAATCAACCGCAGAATCGCCGCCGTATCCTTTTGCCATGATCAGAGCCTATAAGCTTGAACGCTACCGCTAGTCAGCGTGATGCTAGTAATCACGCCGCAAAACTCACAGCTTGCATTTAGGTTGACAGCGGTCAAAGCATTGCCCGTTACATCCTCAGCAGTCATGCTTGCGATGACCGTATTCTCAAGCGCCACAATCTTGCCAAATCGGCCAGTGTGAGCCGCTGTGTCTGAAATATATTCAGATCCAGGGTAGGCGTAACCCATAATCAGCTCCGCTTGATAGCAATGTTGCCCGGTCCACTGATTCTAAGGCCAATCAAATACCGTTCAACCATTGGGGGGATACGATCAGCACCCACAGCACCAAACTGATTAGGCGTTACGTTCAAGCTACCAATCTGAACATTCTTGTAATCGTCAAGACCGCTCAGCCCTAAACCGTCTTTGTTGTTGTTCAGGTAAACGGCTAGCTCAGCTTGTGCCTTTTGAATTTGATCCGGGATTTCAGTGTCGGTGAAATAGTCCGTGGTGATCCTGAACGGAAAACCAACTGAATAAGTGTTGATGTAGGTATCCGGCTTGCGAACACCAGTGCGCGGCCATTGCAGTGCCTGGGTGTCAGTTGCTCTTGCGCCAAGATACCGTTCACGATCAAGTCGTTGGGCTGCGGTGTAAAGCGCACGATTCTTTTGATCTGTTGTTGCAGTGCCCCAGGCAACAACATCATCATTTTCAACCAAGCCTTCAATTAAAAGCTCCGCGTCTGCAAGCGTTAGATAAGTGTTGGCGCTAGCACCACCTGCAGTTGCATCAAGTGTGATCGCCATCAACCTTCTCCAGCTTTGGCTTTACAGTCCGCCGCCGTTTTGGCTTTGGTTCTTCTGTAATTTTAGGCTCAGCAATAGAAAAAGAGGCTGCCTCATTAGAGGCAACCTCCCGTTCACGCATTCGCCTGAAAGCGAACATACCCATTGTCAGGAAGCAGAAGACTTCATGACAGCGTAGTTCAGCACCAGGGCTTCATCCAAACCGCCACCGGTCAGATTGCTCACGGTCACTTCAAAGCTACCAGCGCCGACGGCAGTAACGCCAACGGAATAGGCACCAGAAGTACCGCCAGAGCCAATGCAAACCATCACCACATCGGTGGCAGCAACTTCACTGTTGGTGACAGTGAAAGATGCTTCACCAGCAGCAGCAATGCTGCCAGCAGCCATGGTGATTTGACCACAGGGCTTATTCAGGGTGACGCCAGTGGTTTTGTCGGTGGCTTGGGTTACGGCACCGCCAGAGACGTAGCCGATTGCCTTACCAGCAGAGACCTCAAAAGAACTAGCCATGATTAGTTACCTCCTCAGTCCATGTTGCTAACGTTGGTGGCACGCACGATACCAATGTTCTTGGTTTCGTACACTTTGCTCCAGTTAGAAGCAGTTGCCAGAGCGGTGCGATCGGGGTTTGCGTCAGTGACGGCCCACTTAGCACCAACGGGGTGATACACAAAATGAGCGTCAAAACTTAGTGCATCGGATTTCGCGAGTATATCGCGGTCCTGCTCGATGGTCAGCCCCTGTTGCTCACCAGAAGCAACAGCACCTTGAGTGAAGAGATAGGTGGCATACTCAGTGGTTGCGCCAGAACCAGCGGTTTCCACATCGTCAGACACAATCACACGCAGACCCATGTATGTGGGCACGTTAACTTCACCGTAGGCGGCGGCGATTGAACCACCAGATGCAGTAGCACCAGCGTTGGTGTCACCAGCGGCAACATAATCAACAGCACGGCGCTCAATAAGGTCATAAAACACCTTACTGTGCATGCAAATGGCGGCCAGTTTTTCGCCTTGATCACCCAGGATTGCACGGGCTTCCGCAATGTGGCGGGGGCTCAGTGCAGTGGGGGTGTCACCGCTTTCAGAGTCAATCGTCAGATCAAAGAAAGCAGATGCACTGGTGTTAGCGTTCAGCGAACCAAACACACCTTGCAGCGAAGCAATCAGATCTTTCTGACGCTGATTGGCGATGTACTCACCCAGCTTGCTGCCGATGGCAGCCATGGGGTCAGCACCTGCAGCCAGAGCAGCAAGATCGCGGCCCTCAAATGCACGACCACGGTGCAAAATCACGCCAACTTGCTTGTCGGCAGTGATCTTACCGGGGGTCAGCGAAGTGCTGTCAGACAGAACTTCAAAATCCCCAGTCAGGTTGGCTTTCCAAAATGGGATATTTACGAAATCTCCACCCTCAGTGGCGTTCAGCTCAGCCATTGGCTGCACCACACCGGAAGCCAGGAAGGCATCACGCTGGGTGGTCTGTTCTGAAACGTAAGGGGTGAAAATTTCTGGGATGATAATATCAGAGCGAAGGGTCGCCATGATAAAGAACCTCAGAAATGATGTTTACGGTGTGGGCGTAACCCGTTCTGGCTCCGCGTAGCTTTGCCTTCACAAAAAGTTTAGCGTGAAGCTGCAGCTTTCAACCTTTCATACATATCGCGGTCTGTTTTATACAGCCTTGATTGTTCGGTAAGGTTAAAGGTTTCTTTGGCAAACGGGTTTTTGGTGCCAGGTGGAATGTCACCTGACGCCCGACCAACGGGGGCACCACTGCCCTGAGGCTTTGGCTGCTTCTGCATCCAAGACGGCAACGACTTAGCCCATTCGCTAACAGGCGTGCGCTGATAACCATTGACAACAACAACAGTGCCGTCAGGATCGCGCTCAATCTGATCACTGCTCAGCTTGGTTTTCAGGATCAGGTCAGGATCATGCACAACGTCTGCTAAAGCAGAAACGGCAGGCGTGATCAGTTCAAGTTCACGCACCCTGGCTTCAAGTTCAGCAATGCGCTTGTCTTTTTCCGCCGACGCCTCACGGAACTGCTGCTCCAAAGCTTGTCGTGCTTCGGTGTACTTGCCTTCTGATTCCAGCTTTGACTGTTCAGCCTGCCGCTTGAAATCCAGGAGTTCTTGAACATCTACACCATCTGGAACTGCCTTGGCTTTTTTTAGCTTGCCAATCAGTTCATGGTTCTTTCGCTCAAGGGCTTCAATGCTGCTTTGCATTGCAGCAAATTCAGCGGAACCTTGGGTTTCAGAAGGCGTAGCCTCTTGAATCTGTTCTTCAGACATGAATTAGCCGTAGGCTAAATTGCCCTTTTAGATTACATCATTTTCTGTTTGATTTTTTGGTTTTGCGTTTTCCGGTTGGCACACATTTATCCTTACCGCCTTTAGTGCCAGCAAAGCGATAGCCAGACCAGCAGGCTTTGCCGTCTGCACCCTTTTTCTTTTTGGATTTCATTTTTTCTTGCCACCTTTCTTTTTCTTGCCCTTAGGCATGTAGGAGCTACCAAGACAAGGCATTGTGATTTAGCCGTTGGTTCAGTTTATCCGGCCGTAACGCTTGCGAAGATCAGCAAGGGTTAGTTCTGACCCATCATCACGGACAAGTTTGGCAATGGCATCTTTTGCACCATGCTTCCGCGCAAGCCTTCTGAAGTACGGCGCTTTAGAGCCAAGTACATCAGCTTGTCGCTGACGCCCCCTTGCGCTGTTTTCGTCATATAACCATTGCCCGTAACTTTGATTTGTCGGCACCATGCCGCCTTTTGCCGCACGTTTGCCTTCCGGTGGTGGGTCAAAACCTAAGCCTTCATAGTCAACAACAGGCACAGTGGTTGATCTGCAGTTGAAGTGCTGCGGTGGCATTGGGCCTTTGCCATATTCAAATTCTCGTCCATCCAAGGCTCTACAGATCGCAGACGTTTTTGTGTCAAGCGTGGCAACGTAGCGGTACTTTTTGGTGATGTCTTGGTTGGCTTCATAAGTTTGCTGTGAAGCTGCGTTTGCGACCTGATTGACGCTAGTCCTGACAAGCGTGACAACTTGATGATTTGCAACCCTTGTCAGCTCACCGCCTGCTTTCTGCAACTCTCGAACTGAAAGACCTGCAGCGCGAACCTGGCCCCGAGACAATGGCCCAATATCACCAAAGTCAAGTTTGCCCTTCAACCTGCGGGCAATATCAGCCGTGGGCTCACCTGTCAGCAACCCTTGCCGCACTACCTGGGCAAAGCGTTCTGCCTGATCTTCCGCGATGCCACGAAACGCCTTCTCAACAATCTTGCCATTTGGAAGCGTGATCGTTGCACCCTGAGCAGCAGTCAAGCTAAACGTCTGCGGCGCACCCTGCACAGCAGCAAACAAGTCATCAGACAGCGTGACAACATTGATCTGCGTAGGATCAGTCGTCACAACAGATTGAGCAAACTGCGGTGAAATTTCAACACTGCGGACAATGTTACGCTCACCAGCAGGCAAGACCTTTTTGAGCTGCTCTTCGACAAATTCAGACTGCAACTCAGCCAAGCCTTGTAATTCAAGCGCCGTAAGCTCTGTTGAATCACCAGCCCACGTATCCAGTGATTCCTTTAGCTGTGCAAGAATTGAGCGCAATCGCGCCGCTTTTTGTGGCGCTGTTATTGTTGGCAGTTCACCGTCAGTGACATTAGGAATAAGCCTCTGTAATTGTTCAACAGCATCCAAAATGATGTCGTTGTAATTGACAATGATTCGCCTGGCAACACTGTTGCTATAGCGATTCAAATCAATCGCATTACGGTACAGGCTGGCAGGTGTGCTCATTAGTCACAAATACCTAAAAGCTCAGGGTCAACTTCAGTCACGATTGAAACGTCTGCACCACCCTTAAGGGCTTCCGCAACAATCATTGCAAACTGTGGGATCATGTCGTCAATATCATCTTCCCCGTAGATCAGTTTTACTTCATTGACACTCAACAAGCCTCGCTTGCTATACCTTGTGATTCTCACCAAGGCAAAGACTTCAGGCGATAGCTCACGGCAGACAACATACAAAAGGCGCTGACGCTCAATGTCATGACTCATTCCAAGCACCTTGCGTACCCACTTCATCATGCCGGGATTTGATCAGTAGGCTCAGAATCGCTTGCTTCTTCAGGAATCTCAAGGGTTGCGTCAGGTTCCGCTGCAGGTTGTTGCATTTCAATCAACCCCCCGTTCTGGGTAGCCTCAAGCTCTTCTTCAACGTCAAATTCATCACCAAGCACTTCACCTTCAGACAGCTGGGTCAGCAGGGTTTCTTGGGTAATGGTGCCTGCGGTGTAGAGCTGCAACAGTGCAGTGATGTCAGCAGGCTCAAGACGTGAACCAAGGAAGTCACGGTTGACGTAGCTGCTTCCCACCTGGGCTTCCTGCAAATAGTCCGCATGAAAGCGCAAGCAATTATCAATCAAATCTTGCATGTTTTGAGCGATCACCATCATGGTTGAATCGCCTTGGCTGCGGTCAAGACGCTTTGCCTCTGCCGTTTCAGCAGATAGCTTTTGACCCAAGACAGCAGACAGACCTAGTTCGTTGATCTGCTTTTCAAGCTGCTCAAGTCTTTGGAATTGTGAAGCGAAGCTACTGCCAGCGGGCTCAATATATTCAGCACGGCCATCAGCAGGGAAACTAATAGCTTCACCAGGACCGGCGCTGACTTCTTCTGCTGCTGTCGGAAAGCCATAGAAGGCAAGCATAGGGACAGCAGAAATATGCAGCTGATTGTCAAGGTCAGATTGGATCTGATATGCCTTAAGGTTCAGTTCTGCAATATCTTCAAGCGGTGGGCGTGATTCAAAGACGTTCACACGGTTGCTGTAAGCCACGCTAAATGGGATTTCACTCAGGCTTGTGGTGCCTTCATCCACAATCCGCATTTCACCGTCATCGTCCCGTTGGTGGATTTCAAACGCCCCAGGGGTCAACACACGGATCTGCTCAACCTGCTTTTCGCCGTAGTCACCGTCAGGCAAGATAACTTTTTCAGACAGACGAAGCTGCACAAGCTTCTGAGCACCGTCCACCAGCTCAAATCTGGTGCCAAGAATCTGCCTTGGGTCATAAGTTACCCAATAGGGTCGCCCATTTGATCCAGCAGCAGGAGCATCAACGAGCACCCCAACATGGCCATAACGTATGCAGCGACGAGCAGTTTCATAGCACCAGACATTAAGATCATTACCCTGCAGATCTACATCAAAAAGCTGCTCACGGATGTTGTCTGGGACATCATTTAGCCTGACAGGTTTACGTGTCAACATACCGGCCAGCATCCGTTCCAACCTGACAAAATAAGGCGGAACAGTTGAACGCGCTAAACGGTTATCATACGCTTCATCAAGCTCTCTAGGTTCTTGCGGTAGGTATCGCCTGTGCCGCCGCCGCACTTCATAAGTGCCCCCAATCAAGTCTTCAATCAAACCCCAATGGGGTTCTTGGTTCATCCAAGCCCCATTAGGATCGTTGACTTGCGAAACCTTGGCAGCTTGCTTCCGATCGTAATGATTGAAACCAGAGTACACAGCGATCCCGCAAATCTCTTATGCCGTCAGTTTAGTCTGCTGCTGCTGCTGCAGTTACTTTGACGCTATTACGGCCAAGCTTGATTTCAAACTCTTGCCCAGGTTCAAAACCACATTCCTTGGTGTAGGCACTGCCAATCAGCAGGTTGCCATTGCCTTGGATCTTAGTTTTATAGGTAAGTTTTCTGCCCATGCGCTTGGGTGCGCTGAGTTCAACGCCCTTGGCTTCAAGCAACGCTTCATAGAAAGCGGTGAAGTTCAAGCGTTCAGAACCATCTTGCTTTTGAGAGACAAACCCACAAGCGCGGACAATATCAGACCTGCCCGCATCTTTCATACTGCGGACCTTTTCCAGTAGTTCAGTGCCTTCGAGCATGTTCAATAAAAGAGAACAGATAAAAGATACTAAAAAAATCAGCCCCTGTCTAGAGGCTGATCTTTAGTGATTTTTGCATTGCCATCGGTATCGATTTTGATGACCTGATGCTTGCGTGGTTCACCGTGCTTTGACTTAAGCAAGCGGCCAACAGCAGTGACTTTATGTTCAGTCATTAGCGCATTCCTCTCGGCAGCCTGAAACCTGCTCGTTTTTTGTTGACCGACTTTAACGCTTTTTTGGGATCTTTGTAAAACTCCAAAGCCTTTTCAGCTTTTAGGTTTGATTTGATCGTTTTCTGGCTTGGGCGTCGAATCATTTTTGAGCCTGGCTGATTGCGAGTGTCAGCGGTGCGCGCAAGATTTGCTTGTGCTCTTTGCTTACGTCCTGCCACTGCACGTTTTGCTGCTGTAAAGGCTTGCACGCGTTTTGACGCCTGTACGGCAGGATTACTAGGCTCACCGGCAACTTTTCTTGCAAGGCTGTCAGTTGGAGGCTTGATCTTGCCCGATTTAATTGCTGCGTCATAAGCCTTGTCCGTTGCTCTTACATCGTCCTGAATCTTCCTTAACCGAGCTTCATTGCGACGATCACCGGCCTTGGTTCTTCCGCGTGGTTGACGTGACATTTCAATTGCGGCGCTCATGCTGTCATCACGGGTTTTGCCGCCTGTTCTGCGAGCAAACTCAGCCTTGCTCATTTCGACTTTTTTGTTCTTTTGTTGAATTTGCTTCAGCTTTTCGCCTGCCTTCGCATCGCGCTTGATTCCGCCCTTGACACGCATCGCACCACCAGACTTAGGCAAACCTGATTTACGCAATGCTGCATCACGCTCCGCTTGCGCCTGTGCTTTCTTTCGTGCAGCAGCCTGAGCCGGGAAGCTATTGCGCGGCATACCTTGGCCACCAAGGCTTTTTGGCAGCGTTACGTTTGCGCTCTTTACTGCAGCGTCAAAACTACGCTTAGACGCTGCTTTTGTTTCAGCGGAACGCAAAACATGCCGTTCGCCACGTTTTTGACCGCCAACTTCACGAATATTGCCTTTACCGCTTTTCAGCCTTGCGCCACGACCACCCGTCTGCCCTGAATATCCCTTAGGGGCAAAACGTCCCTTAGCATCGCGAACGTAACGGCGTGCCATAACACCAAGGCAACAATCTCAATAGATTCTAATTCCAGTCCCACGACCTGCTCTTGCGTGCAGTGGGTTATACAACCGCCAGACCGCATAACCCAAAGCGTCATTCATATGGTCAAATCCTGCATCCTTATCAGGGTCACCATGCTCTGTGTAGCTCTGCAATTCAAGGCATTCAATCAACCGCTTGCACTTTGCATCAACGAATAGTCTTACTTGCCCTTTCCCGTTTTCCAGCAAAGCTTGAACAGCAGCCACCCGGTCACGGACGAGAGGATTAGATGCACCAGACTGATTAGAGAGTCCATGTGACTCCAGGATCTGTATGTCCGTCCTACTGGCATTCGTGCTTCTGTTACCGCCTGATGCGTCAGGGTAGGCATATAGTCGGCGGTTGGGATAGCGTCTTTTGATTTCTTGGGCGAGTGCATCGGTGTCATGACTGCCACTGATCTCATCCACAATGTAAAACTTATTGTGCAAGTTGACACCAATGACGGCAGACATGTTCCCGACGTTGAAGTCAATGCCAATATGCAACGGCTCACCATCATGATTGGGTGTTGAGGTTACATGTTTTTCGCGGTCAAATCTGTCATAAACCGTTCCGGTTTTTAGGTTGACAAACTCACCCAGCAAATATGCCTTTAGCAGGCTTGGATCGTAATTGGCTTCTAGGCGTTCAATAAAGTCAGGCGGCAGAAACGGGTTATCACTTGTCTTCATGCGAATCAGCTTGCGGTCATCACGCTGCTGCGCCTGTTCAGTCCCAAATTCGTGATACAACCACTTGAAGCCTTCAGGCGTTGACGCTGCTGCAAACTGCCTGACGTTCCCACTACGCAAACGGCCAAGAATCCTGGGAAATGCCTGCTCAGCCACGGAATACCGCACAGTGTCCACCTCATCGACCAAGACATGTGACAGGTTGACGCCCACGATTCTTCCCACGTTTTCGTAGGAACGACAAAGCAACTGGGTGTCACCAAGCGGCAGATGCAGCGTATAACTTGGCAGCGGTGAAGCCCTGAACGTGTACGGAATCTGATAATTCTCTAGGTAAGCGTTAAATTCATTGATCCAAATGTCACGGATCATTGGGCCGGTTGGTTCCATCACGCAACCAATGAAACCTTGATTAGCAATGGCAAGGCTTACGGCTTTGCAGAGCAGCGCCCTAGTTTTTCCCGCTCCATACCCAGCAGAGATGGCAAGGATTTCTGATTCTTCATCATCAACAAAAGCACGCTGTCCAGGGTGAAGGTCAGCCTTCATGCGGGCTAACAACTGATCAGTGTCAAGCCCTGAAGCATCGCCTAGGACATGGCCAACGGGTGCAGCCGCAAGGATGCTCACCGATCAAATGCCTCATAAGATTTTCTCATGCAAGCTTCTTCAAGCCGTGGGCGCTTCTCATCAATCAAGTGCATACTGCTGACGTTGCAGCAGGCGGTTACCCCGTTTTTTGAGAGGCAAACACGATACATGTCGTCTTCTGGCAAGTGCTCATACCAAAAACGCTCTTCAGTCATGAACAGAGTTGAGCCAGCTTGGCTGCGGTGTTAATTGCCCCTAAGGCTATGTGATATTGCCCTGCTGCTCGTGCTTCCATCTGAAGCGTTGAACACTGTGACAAAAGGTCAGCAACCATTTGAGGGCGTTGAATGTCCCAATCAGCTTTGATTTGATCGCGTGCGTGCTTGAGGTATTTATCACAAGCGGCTTCGCCCACCCCCCAGGTTTCATGGCCAAAGCGGATGCAATCAGATCTACGGCCACCGTTAGCAAGGATACGTGCAAACTCTTGAGCACGCATTATGGTTTCAGCTTTTGTGCCGCGTGGTGCAGGCATTCAAGGAAATTTTTCCGGTTGTTGAGAATATAACAGCCATCAGTGTGTGAAATAAAGTTTTCGCGGTATCTAGCTTGCAGATTTTGGGTTGTTTGATGGATGTTGCAAACTTCTACGGCTTCCTGGTAGGGCCCAACTGTGAGAAGAACGAAACCAGTCGATAGGTTTCGGATTTTGGGTGTGGGCAAATAATTGGTGCAGTCTTTCATGGTGAGCTGCGATGGCTTTAGCGATGTTGTTTTGTTCAGCTTGGCGCAGGCGTTGTTGTTTGTCCATGTTGATGATTGATGTTTAATGCCGGGGGATGGATCAGCCGCACCAGACCGCCCTGCTTTTCCCTCAAGGGTGTTTTATGGCTTTCAGCCCAGATGGGGTTGGGCGTCAGGCTCCCCGGCAATAGCGTCAGCCAAAACCTTTCTGCTCTCGTTTTACGCGAGCGCGTTTAAGCTTTTTAACAGCGTTTTTAATAGCGCCTTTAGTTTTGAAGCTTTTAGGGTCACGCATAGTAGTTTCACCTGCCGCACCAATACTGCAAACATCAGCACCGCTTTTTGAATGCAGGCAGCCTGCGTTTGGGATATTGTGATTGCTGAGGTTTGCCATGATCAAAAAGGAATCTTTTGAACGGAGATTTGAGAATCGTCAAAGCCGTCAAGGACTGCATCAGCTAGTAAATCTTGAAGCTGATTGTCATCTAATGCGTCAGCTTCCCAAGTTGGGGTTGTGACGTAATAGGTGAAATAGTTGTCTTCCCAATCAGAAGCTTCTTCGTAGCGTTGCTGGGCTTCGTAGGTTGCGATTGATTGGTGGTGGTAGGTGATGCCGTCAAACATGAGATGGTTGCGATGCGGTCTCCCGCTTGATTGCCATTGTGGCATACCAAGCGGGATCGTGCAACCAGATCAGACTTCGCCGTAGACAAAAAGCGGTAAGTTGCCGTCATCTCTCATCTTGCTGACAAGATCACGGCAGAAGTCATTCCAAAGGCCGGTGTAAAGCCCGTTTGTGCGCCCACTGACGGCGTAGAGGTGTTCGATGAGATCAGCGCGTTGCTGGTCAAGGTCAACAGGTCTTTGCATGTGTCAAAAGTGAATAAAAAACCCTGCGGCCAAGAAACCGCAGGGTGAGCGCCCCGCCCTTTTAAAGCTAGTCAGGATCGTTGTTCAGCGATGAACTCTTCATCTGCTGCAATGAGTTCAGCGGCAAGCTCTTGAAGGCTGCTGCCACGCCCATAGACAACCTGAAGGTCATCCCACATACCTTGCCAATCATTGCGACGTGCGTAGTCAGCGATGATCAGACCAAGTGCCAGTGAGTCGTTCATGTCTTGTAGTGCGAAGGGTTGGGATCTCTCCCAAGGCCATAGTGGCATGGATAGGGTTGGTGTCAAGCAACTCAGGCTAGGCAGCCTTAGTCATCAGGCCCAACAAGGCTGTCAGGCACAATCGTAATAAATAGCCCAGTATCACCTTTGAACTGGGGCGACATTACTAGCCAAAAAGCCATATCAAGACGGATGCCGTAGCATCCCATGTTGGGCGTATCAGAAGTATTCCACCAATAAACACTTTCTCCGTGAGCTTGAATTAACGCTTCCAAGCGAAGCAATGTTTCATGATCGCGATGAGAAAAACCAGCCATGAATCAATTAACGAGCAAGCAATAGTTTCTAGCTGTGGTCTTTGAAACGCCTAAACGCTGAGCAATAACGCGGTAGGTGCAGCCTGATTTTCTCATGCGTTTAGCGTGCTGCTGTTTTGTTGAAGTGACGTAAAGCAGCAAGATGATGGGCAGTGTGATCAGGCAGAGGATGATTGCGATGGTGTGCATGGTTTGAGTTCAACGGTGATGTTTCTGTTGTTGGCAAATTTTTTAGGGAACACGATTTGATGCTTATTAGGGTCAATGCTTGTTTCAACGTGCTGCAACGTCCACCAGTTGTGTTCACAGATGTAGCACCTTCTGTGACGAAGAATTTGATCTTTTTTGGTGTAGGTGGTGTTTTTGATGTAGCTGTCTTTGTGATTGCAGCGCGGGCAAGCAGGGACAGGATAAAGCGTGCGTGCGCCCATGTTGATGAGTTGTGAATGTTGTTACCCCTGCGTGATCGCAGCTCTTGCTGGGGCGGTAGGAAGCTGACTGTGCTCTCATCTCACAGCCGAGGGGTCCAATCGCTTTAGCGGGGTAGTGGGACCATGCCCCCGTGCAACCACTATGGCGAAACCGTGGCTGCGTGTCAAGAAAAAAAGGAGGGCCTTAGCCCTCCATTTCACGCAACCGCTGCAGTAGCGATTGCATCCGTTTGGTGCGCTGCAACTGACGCTGTAGGCGTTCAGTGCTGCGCTGCTCCTGCTGCTTGATCAGAGCAGTGAGCTGATCAGTGATCTGCATGAATCAGTTGTCAAGGAACGTGCCGTCTCCGGCCCACTGATTATGGCATACCAGTTAGCGTCCTGCAAGTGATCTGATTACTGCGCTGACAATGCCTGCCATGGCTACACGGGGAATCCCGCTGTAGGACCGTGCAGCAGCCTCTAGGGCATCGGCGTAAACAGTGGGGCCTGACGGCAGGTTGCCTGCTTTGTTGCTGAAGGCAAGTTCCTTCAGAACAACGGCTTTGGGTTTGTTTTCAATTGCAGCAGTGTCGTTGACTATTTTCCACTGCTGGTCAGACAGAGCAATTTCAAGCCGCTTGCGGTCGCGTTTTGCCATCAATTATGACTTTTGAATTTTGAGATAATAAGCCAAAGCGCGTTCAATGTAGTGAGAGCGCGGCATGTTTTCAGCGGCAGAGGCTTTGTCTACCGCTTCAAACAGCTCAACAGCTAAATATACCGTCATGTCGCGTGTGGGTGATTTGCGTAGACGTGGCATCAGAAATCAAATTCAGAGTCAGTTGTAGGCGCAAAATCGCGTGGGGATGGTGCAGCTTCAACACGCGCAACAATTTCTTGATTGCGGAGCAGGTTGCTATGGGGCTTGAGAGTCATCTGACGCAGTTCAACGATGGTATGCCTGCTGACTTCAGCCTGCAAGCGGCAGTAACCATCTGATGGGTGATCAAGGTGTTCCAGGGTCCACCAGCCGTTGTCAATGCCGCGCTGCAGAAGCTTGCGGACGGTGTGAGGGGTGAAAAGCATTAGAACAAGCCTTCAAGCGCAGGGTTGCTGACGGGTGGTAGCTGTTGCATTTGAACAGGCGGCAAGGTCACTTCAGCGTGGAAGCGATCACCGTTGAGCATCCTGCTGCTTAGGTCTTGCTTCAACCCCCAGTCAAAGGCGGGGCGGTTGTCGCGCAAGCGGTAGAGGTAAGACAGCAGCAGCTGATCCAAAGGCAGATCCTTGTTGGGTGATGGGTCCATGCGGTATTGAGAGCAGGCGTAGACAAACATTTCGTCAGTAACGGTGCGTTTGATCGCGGTTGGAATGGTCATGTAGATGAACGCGATCTCATCGTCAGTGAGCTTTTTGGCGTAGGGGGTGACGTGGGTAAGAGCACGCAGCCCTAGGCGGAAGGTTTCAGGTTTCATCAAAAGAGGTCAACGTTTTCAAGGGCAGCCCACATCTCAGGGGTCCATTTGCGCTCAGTGCCCTGTAAGGCGCTGTGAGGGGCCTGTGGGCGTGGTTCAAAGACATCACCCCACCCAGCGGCGATAGCGCGTTCTAGGGCCTCCTGACGGTGCTCAGGGGTCCATTGCTTGAGCTTGTTGCAGATGCGGTTGAACACCCGTTCAGAGCGCGTGCCCTTCTTACACCCCCAGAACTCAGCAAGCAACTCAGCGCAACCCACAAGGTCATCAGGCACCGCATGAGACGGCAGACGCTTGGTTGTGAACTGATCTTTTTTCTGACCTTCCCCCCTAATAGGGGTTTTAGTTACTGGGTTCTTGTTCTTGGGTTCTTGTTCGTAGGTCGTTTTCGACCTAGGTACCCAGGTCGTTTTCGACCTAGGTGTTAGGTCGTTTTTGACCTGGGTCGTTTTTGACCTGGGTCGTTTTCGACCTAGGTCATTCTCAGGCTGAGGTTCCGTTAAGACGCGATAGACCGTGGTTTTCCCAGGTCTGGGCTTCCCAATCAACCAGCCGTTCTCCTTGAGCCACTGCAAGGAACGTTGAACAACTTTGCGGCTTACTCCGGTTTCTCGATGGATTGTCTCAAGACTTGTCCAGCAGCCTTCAGCACTGCCAAACCCATGCCTATGAACAACGGCATAAACAGCCCAAGTAGCTGGGTTCTGCAAAGCACTCATTAGTGCGTAGGGCACGATTGCGAACCCTGAAGCGGTGACCTTGTGAGGCATTGTTCTTCGCCTCAGGCTTCAACGCCACGCACGTTAAGGATTTCAGGGTGCTGCCCTAGTGCGTACTGCAGCAGGTAATTGACCCAAGCGGTGCGGCTCATGCCAATGGGCCTGCGTTTGTCAAGAGCTGCAACGATTCTTTCGTCAATCAGCACTTTGGTGGACTCAAGCACCTGTTCGGGCATGTTTAGGGGTTGCCTTGCAGCCAGAGTGTGCCCATAGTGGCCCTGTATTGCAACCAAGCTGAACGAATCCCATGCGACCCATTGATGGACTTGAGTTTTATGAGCAATGGCATCGCTATCGGTTGCATGGTGATTGGTTGAATCATTCCGTGACTCAGGTATTGAGTCATGACATGCCACCTGAAAAAATGGCGATGATCATGCGGTATAAAGACGGTCCTGATGGATGGGCAGCGCGTGGCAATGCCTGCCATAAAGCACTTGAAACCCACTTAAAGGGTCAGGGGATTATTTTTGACAACAAGTGGGCACCATGGATTGATCCGTTACTTGATTGCCCGCTGTTTCAAGGTGCTGAGGTTATTGCGCTTGAGTATCGATTGTGCGATGCAAAGAAATCTTTAGGTGGGTCATTTGACTTTCTGCTTCGGCTTCCAGGCGGCACGGTTGTACTTGGTGATTTAAAGACTGTCAGCCAAAAACCTGCGGTCAAACGCCGTGAACCTGCGACAAAACAGCTTGGCGCGTATGTCGCAATGCTTAACGATCACCACCCACTGCTGCCGATTGATCAGTGCATAACGGTTGTCAGCGGACCTGAAGAATGCAAAGTCTTAACTCAAGACCCAGATGAATGTTTGGGACAGTGGGTTGATGCGTGGGATCTCTTTTCAATGACTCTTGAAGACTGGTGAAGATGTGCTATCTTTTGACGGATACTTTCAAAAAGTGTCGATCGTCTGTTGCTGGGAGCCAGCAGTGAGGGGTGTCAGCGCGTGAGCGGCCTCAGCTCCCAATCATTGCCATGAACTGAGCAGAGCGTTGAACTGGGCAGAACTGCTCAAGCCTGAGAACGGTGGTCCTGGGGATTCACCGGGCAGGGATGAAGCTGTGCGATATGCGCTTGAAGCCGTTGCTGAACGCAAGCGGGTCAAGGCTGAGGTGCAGGCGTTAAAGGCTAAGAAAAAGCGCGGCAAGGGTTGACGCACCTTTTGCGGTATGCCATCCTTGGGCAGCTTTTCTTGCAAATGCAAGCAATGACCGCTGTCTCATGGAATGCCGCCGTTAGGGGAGATGTCACCCTTATTCGTCGAATGAACGACAACTTTTATGCAAAAGATGAACAGGGGGTTCGTTTTTGCGTTTATCCAACATCGAAAATAGACGCATACAAAAACTGCCCCAAAATTGGAAAGCTGTTTGAACTAGCCTTTCAAGAGCCAAAACTTTTTGATGGCTTTGTGCTTAGGGTTGAGGCTACAAAAGTAGCACGCAGAGATGATCTTGACTGGATGGCTTCAGTTTGCAGGTATGAATTGCAACCTGATTTCGTGCAAAAAGAAATTGACAACATTCTTGATAGCGCCGCCAAGTCGTCGTCAGAAATTGTTCACCAGCCTCAGCTCGATGACCAAATCCTTACTTCCATTGACCGCAACCTAAAAATTATTCTTGATGACGTAGAATTTTCCGTTGCTGATGTTGAGCATGTAAACAGCAAGATTTCAATTCAAAACCCTTTCATGTCAAAAATCTTGCGAGCAGTTGCAGCAGAACACAACGTGCATATTTCACAAGTCGCAGCAGCTTGCGTCATGTACTGCATTTGCAATGAATCAATTCTTTTCCGTATGCAATTCAACAATCAACAGAAGGGACAAGTAAAATGATCAACCCAAGATACGACCCCCGCAAGCAATCAAAAAGGGTCAACACTGTTGTTTGGGCAGTCTGCACACTGCTCTTGAGCGGTGCGTTTTGGTACAGCCTCACGACAACACTGGATGACATGACCAGGAATGATTGCGCGGCTGGCATTAAAAAAGCCTGTGACGCATTGAAATGATTTTTTCAAGGGATTGTCAGACTGTAACGAATAACACGGTCTGCAATCTTGAGCGAAAGTTTCACGATCAGGGTTGTGGGCCGTCCCGCACCACAAGGCAGCAAACGTCACGTCGGTGGGGGCAGATTTGTTGAAGCGTCAAAATACCTGAGACCTTGGAGAACCGCTGTTGCAACTGCCGCCAAACGGTTGACACCACCGGGCTGGCATACCAAACTGGGTGTGTCTTTAACGGTCACCTTCATCCTTGCTAGACCCAAGTCTCATTTCCGCACTAACGGCAAACTCAAAGACTCAGCACCACGTCTCTGTTTGGGTCGCATTGGTGATCTTGACAAGCTTGTCCGTGCTGTCTTTGACGCGCTAACAGGCATTGCGTATGACGACGACTCACAAGTCTTTGACCTCCACGCTGAACGTCGCTACGCCATTGGATACGAAAAACCTGGAGCAATCATCACCGTCACCACAATCAATGGCTGAACTTCCAAACCTTGCTGGCGTAGCCACTAAGGATCTCGTTGAACAAATTGGCAGCAACAAATTTAGTGCTTCCTACATCAACTGGGCACGAACGATGAACCTGCTTCATCAGCACGCCCCCGGTTGGATGGTTGACTATCAAGCGGCATCAGATGGCAGCATGGTGCATCGCGCACCAGGCGTGGGCGGTTATCTGATGATCCGTTTTTGTCACGTTGACGGCACTGCAACCCCTGCGTTGCCACAGGCTGTGATGGATCATCGGAACAATCCAATTCCTTTTGACAAGATCTCTGCCCGTGACATCACCGATACGCAGCGTCGTGGCATGTGTATGGCTGCGGCAATGACCTTTGGGTTGGCGTATGAGCTTTGGGCAAAAATGCCCCTTGAAAGCGGTTATGTTGCTTCAGAACCTGAACCTGAGCCTGAGCTGACATCTCGCCCAGCCAGTAAGACCATCAAAAAAGCAGCAGAACCTGCAGCAGAAACGCCTAAGGTTTCAGACCCAGATGAAACACCGTTGACTGAAGACGAAAAGAAATTGCTGCGTGGTTTGATTCTTGAAGTTCCTGAAGTAAACCGCAAAGGGTTTCTTGACAGATTCCGTGACCGCTTTGGCCTTGAACCCAATGGCAAAGTAGCCTATGCAATCACCAAGAAAAAACACGAAAAGTTTATTCAGGACTATTTACCTGAGTTTATTTGATTAGATGGCGCATGTTCGCATTGACCAGGCGGATCGTGACCGTGACCGCCGCAAGAATCATTTTCAGGTCAGGCTGGATGATGATCTAGCCAATCAGTTGCGGCATTTCATGGAAAGCCGTGACTACAACGCCAACAAGGCGTTGACCACCATTGTTTCCCGTTTCTTTAAAGGCCAAACTCATGTCTGATTTTCCCAAAGACGCTTTCACTTTTTACGGCAACTTCAATAAAGACAAAAAGACAGACGGTGCTTATTGGGCATCAATTGAGGTTCCCGTTGAAGAGCTTCGCAAAATGTTTACTTGGGTCAAGGATGCCGACAAAGTTGAAAATTTTCAGGGCAAAGAATGCGTAAAGCTGCGCGGTGCTCTGCGTCCTAAGCAAAGCAGCGCAGGCAATGACTATCTGATGTTGATTCTCAGCGATGAGAAGCCACGGAAGGCAGACAACGGCACTGACATTTTTTGATCGCTAACCTAGGGGCAGGCAGAAGCAATTCTGCTTGCCCTTTTTGAATAGTTGTCATGTTGTTTGATGACTTTGCATTCCATGGAAATTATGAATTATTGCAAAGCTCATTTCAAGTACAACAAAACACTCACTACATTTCAGAGCAACAGTTAATCACAAAACGGCAAGCAAAGCACAGCTTCCGCCGTTCAATTCTTCAAGCTTGGGATCATCTTTGCGCTTACTGCGGCGACCCAGGCGACACCTTGGATCACGTCAAACCCCGAAGCAAGGGTGGTGAAACCAAACGCTCAAACCTTATCTGCTGCTGTGCTCTGCACAATAGTCAGAAAAGTTCCGCCGATTGGGTTGAGTGGTTTCGTGAACAACCCTTCTGGACAGCCGACCGTGAAGCTGACATTTGGTTGTGGATCACGCAGGATCACCCATATGAAATCTAGGTTTTATTTCTTGTTTTCTTTGCGGTAGTTTGAGACAATGCCATGACAGCTTTAAGTTCATGCAGTCTGACGGCCTCAGGGATTATTTAAATGCAATTGGGAACTTGCCGTTGCTGACTGCTGATCAGGAAATTGAGCTTGCTCGCAAAATTCAGCCTATGGTCGCGCTCAAGGCTGAAAATCGTGAGCTAACTAAAGAGGAAAAACGCACAGTCAAAATTGGGGAACGGGCTAGGCAAAAGATGATTGAGTGCAATCTGCGCTTAGTCGTTAGCCTTGCCCGTCGCTACACACGCAGGCTGGTGTGCAACAGCATGGATCTGCTTGATTTGATCCAAGAAGGGAACATTGGGCTTGATCGTGCGGTTGAAAAGTTTGACCATACTCGTGGCTATAAATTCAGCACCTATGCGTATTGGTGGATTCGTCAAAGCATCTCCAGGGCAATTGACATGCACGAACGCGTCATCAGGGTACCAGCCAACGCCTTAGAAAAAGCTCACAAGGCCAAACGGTTTCAGCATGACTTTCACCTGATGACAGGCAGGGCACCAACCCTTAAAGAGGTTGCTGACCACCTCGAAACCACAGAAGATGTCCTGCGTTTGATCCTTGAACGCTCTACACCGCATTCAAGCCTTGATGCACGCACAACAGAAGACGGCAACTGCATGATTGACCTCATTGCCGACACCTACGGTATTGATGCTCCCTACACCCAGGAAGAGCTGAATGAACTAATCGAAAAATTTGAAGTTGCTTTTGATCAGCTAGACGAGCATCATCAAATAATTCTTTGTCACTTTTACGGCTTGAATGGGCAGGATGAATTGCCCTTGACAAAAATTGCTGAAAAGCTTGGGATGACGCGCGAAAACGTCAGACAGCACCGCATACGGGCAGAACGCAAACTCAAGATCAAGATGAATTTATTTACCGCGCAAAAACAACCGTTTCCAGAATGGTCTCTCAGCGGATTGCTGGATAACTTCTAACGCATTAGCAAAGGCTTCTGCTTCAAGTTCTGTAATACGCCCCACCGCCTGTTTCAGCAACTGTTGCTGGTAATGGGTCTGCTTCATCAGCTGAGCGCACAACTGTGCAACCTGCTCGTGGTCATGATGTGTAAGCACCTGCCGAGAGTCGCGTTCAAGCTGTAATTCATCTTCAAGAGACAAATTGACAACCATCCAATCAGCCCAGCCCATACCCAAAGTGCCGTTGTTCCAACCTAACGCAATGAAACCTCCAAGGCTAGAGCAAATTCAAACAAAACATGGAAAAGTCTGGCGCATAACATGCGCTGGCATGATCAAAGAACACCGCCAAGAATGGCAAGCAAGATGCTTTTACCATCAGGCGGTGATGATGTATTGCGGTCGTCTAGCTGATGAAGACTAGGTGACATTTGGCATGACAGTTTTATGGTTGTTGTAATGCCCCGTCAACGCATAGCTCTTAAGAGGCACTGCAGACATCCTAAAAAACACTATCTGCCCAATCTTCAGGTTGGGGTAAAGCGGCAACGGATGATACCGCCTTTCATTTTTCAATTCGAGTGTAAGTTTTGACCCCCAATAGCCGGGATCTAGAAAACCAGCAAGCATGTGATTGTAAAAATCACGGGCACGGCTTGACTTGAGTACAAATTCTGCGCTGATGTTTTCTGGGAGATTAAACTGCTCAACTGTTTCAGCCAAGCAAACCTCGCCGGGCAGCAAAAGATACGGGTCATCTTCTGTCCTATCTGAGATGTCAATCCGCATCAGCTCAGGCTGCTCACGGACTTCAACCATCAAGTTAAAACCAAGACGCACGTCAAGGCTTGCAGGATTCAGCAGTTTTTCATCAAATGGCCAAACCATCTGGGAGGCTTCACAAAAGCTGCGAATCTCCCAATCAGCTAAAACACTCACGCTGGTTCCATGAAAAGGTTGCCTTCCGCAATACGCCGCCGCTTCAAACCAGCTTCAAACTGACTGCCAGGATTGCGGTAAAGCAACATAGCGTCAGGAACCTGATTCCAAGCCTTTGACGTAAGCGTTCGGGAAATGGTAGCAAAGCCAGAATTGTTGTAAAAATACGCGCCCAAGTTGTACCCAAATGAAATCAACGCTGACTTTTGATTGATGTTCATTTCATCCCAGTATGGGATGCTTTGCTCAAGCACTTTGGCAATTCGATCAATCTCAAGGTTCAACAGCTCATCTGCACGGTGCTGTGAGATGTTTTGACCTAGCCGTACAGGGGATCCGTCAGGGTAACGGGTAGAACCCCAACCAATTGTGGGGACACCTGCAGGACACAGATAAGAGTTTAGGTGGCAGCCTTCAAACTCACTGATCAGTGCCTTGGCAACGGAATACTCCTTAGACGGCGGATCCGATGCCCAAGTGACATACCAATCATTGTCACGGCTAAAAACTGTAGGCAACCGTTCAGAGATGACCCGTTCAAGCTCATTGATTGCTGCGGTTTGATGGGGCAAATTCCTGTAATACCGGAAAAGGTCAATCAGGCGAATTGAGTTTGGCGTCATCGCTCCAAGGGGAATGGATGCTTATGTTCCAGCCGTCTTGTTTGTAGACAGGCTTGGGGGATTCGTCAGGCTGAGTGGCTTTCCAGATTTCAATGGCGTTGTCTAAGCGCGGTTTTAAAGTCGCGTGGAACTTGCGGGATGCAATGGCGCGATTCACGGCATCCCAGGGGCTGCGGGCACTGAACCTAAAAAGCCACTTGCCGTCAGGGGGAATCAGCCCTTTTTTTCGGGCTTGATGCTGCGAAGCATGGTGAAGACAAGCTGAATCAAGCTGTTGTCACGCAGCTTGCTCATGCCGATCAATTCAGAAGCAGCAGCAACCACAACCCAAAAGGCGGCGCTGTGCAGAACGGCGTTGATGTCCATGGTGAAACTCCTTACCCAATAAATCTAATCTCTTTCTAGCGCACGAATTCTTTCTGCATGGTTATTTAAGCGTCCATAGATTTCGCGGTTGTGTTCCCGCATGTCTGTGTGCAGCTCTTCCAGCTTGCTGGCAATAGCTTCAACCGACATTGACAAACGTATTACAGCTTCTCTAGCTTCGTTGTTCCGCTTTGACATGCTGTTGACTGACATGCCAGCAATGCCGATAGAAGCGCCTAATGCCGCTGCTGCAAGTTCAATCACAGTCCAAGGCTCTCCTTTGTTTATTCTAGAGGGTCCGGTTTGCCAGCCAAGATAAGCAAAGCACGCTTGTAAAACATACAGTCGGTTTTTCCAGCCTTTTCAAGCACTTCCTTAATCTTTTTCCAGTTATTAAGGGTGTGCTTGTCCATGCTTAGAAGATGAATACAACTCTGCGTCTTCCCCCAAATTTTAATTTAAATGTTCCAGTTTGTGCGGAAAGTACATATTGCCTTTGTACTGTAATTGCATTGCCTGTCAGCGCAAAATTACCGGCAACAGCGCTTAAATCTTCAAGACCTTTTCTGAGTGTTGCATCATTGCCGGTAAAGGCAAATGCACCTACTTCTACACCTAAGTTCCAGGTGCGGGGCAGCGTGACGTTGTTGCCTGTAAGCGTAAAGGTGCCTGCATCAACTGCAAGCTCAAACGCGCCTACTGGCGTGTAAACCAGCGTGGCGTCGTTGCCGGTAAATGTGAACGTCCCAAGTGCGGGAACAATTAGGGACTGTTTCCGCAGGAAGTCCGGCTGACCCGTAATACTGAAACTGCCGACCTCAGCATCTAAGTTCCAAGTGCGGGGCAAGCTGACATTGTTGCCAGCAAGGCTGAAGCTGCCTGTCTCAGCGGCAAGTTCAAAAGCCCCAACAGGCGTATAAGTCAGCGTGGCATCATTGCCAGTCAGCAAATATGACTGAACATCACCGCTGAGGATGCTTGTTTTCTGGAGCGTTGCGTCATTGGCCGTGACCGTGAACGCACCAGCAACAGCGTCAAGCTTGCTTGCAACCCGCAGTGTTGCTGCTTGGCCAGTGAGAGTAAAGCTGCCTGTTTCGCCGCTTAAGGTTTTGCCCTTCAGCAGGCTTGCGTCATTTCCGGTGACGGCGAAGCTGCCTGTCTCTGTAGACAGGACTTGATTGTTTAGGAAGCTGGCATCATTGCCAGTAAGGGTGAACGCTCCAGCGGTGGCTTCTAGCTTCTCTGTTTCGCGGAGCGTTGCATCGTTGCCGGTAAGCGTAAAGCTGCCGACGATAGGATCAATTTCGTAGGCACCAGCTAGTGTTAGTGCAGCGATGTTTCCGGTAAGTGTGAAGCTGCCTGTCTCTGCAGTCAGGTTCCACGTCCGAACAAAAGTGACAGCTTGGCCAGTTTCGGTAAACGTCCCAGTGCCACCGCTGAGGAAATAGCTTTCAGTTAGTACAGGGCTGCCGCCTGTTAGCGCAAAGCTGCCCGCATCAACTGGAACGACAAAGGTACGGCTAAACGTTACGTCATTGCCAGTTAGTGCATAAGACTGCACTTCACCGGCAAGAACATATTGCTTGGTGGTCGTAATTGCTTGGCCAGTCAGCGTAAAGCTGCCAACCTGTGCTTCTAAAACCTCAGTTTCGGTAAGTGTTACATCATTACCGGCTAGGGCAAATGACTCAACTTCACCCGTTAATACACGGGCTTGCTTGAGCGTGACATCGTTACCCGTGAGGGCAAAACTGCCTGCTTCTGCATTGATGTTGGTGACAACGTGCAATCCTGCATCGTTGCCTGTTAGTGCATAACTTTGGACATCAGCTGCAAGCCGTTTGTCTTCAAGCAGAGTTGCAGCTTGGCCCGTAAGCGTGAACGCGCCAGGGTCAACATTTAGGCTGAAGCCAAGTGAAAATGTGGCGTCATTACCTGTGAGGCTGAACGATGTAACTTCTGCTGTAAGGTTCTTTCCAATTGCAAAGGTTGCGTCATTGCCTGTCAGACTGAATGAAGCAACTACTGCGCTTAGAACAGCGGGGCCTGCAGTTTCAATGACCGCCAAATAAACAGCGGCGCGGTCATCGTTCTGGCCTTGGCTAAAACCAACAGGGCGGCTGCCTTGGCCTGCAGTTGTCTCACGGACAACTTGAATAGCGCTAGAACCAAGGTCAATACTTCGCAGTCCTGTGCTGTTTGCACCTGCCCCAGGCACCCTAAAGCGACCTGTATAGGCACCTGCGTAACGCAGTGAGTTAGATCCTGGGCTGCCGTCGTCTACGTTTTCTTCAAGGATTGAACCGTTCTCTGAAAGAGTGACGGTTCCAGTTGTTGTCGTATCTTTCCCAACTGCTGCCGTAACTGTTGCGGCAACTGCATACATCACTTCCGCATTGTTGGTGCGGGTGACAGTAATTGTTTGGTTGCCTGACGGCAGGCTTGAACCTAAAAAGTATGTGTCAACACGTCCAGGCTCACCAGAAGTATCACTTGCAGATGCACCAGAGATTTGACTTAGCGACGAAGAGCCGTAGCTGACGGCGCTGACGTTTTGGGCTGAGGCGTTCCCGTTAAAGACAAAAACAAGCACACCCGCAGGTGTGCCTGTCTGCGTATGCGTCCAACTAAACGATGCTTCGTTTGATGAAGCTGTTGTCCCAAAATGTGACTCCGATGAGGAGGAATGGGCGATAGCCATTGTTAATCCTCCTCAGTAATCAGAATCAGGCCAGGGTCAGGATGCCAGAAGCGTCAAAGGTGATGGTAAATGTCTCACCGTTCAACAGGTCTACAGCAGAGCCATAATCGTAATACCCAATCAGTTCATCACTGGTTGCGGTGTCGTTGTAAAGCACCACATACCGGAAGGTGGGCACCGTACCAGATGCAGTCAGCACAAGATCAGCAGCATCTAGGGTGTAGGTGCCGCTGGTTTGAGAGGAAGTCACACCGGTCAGCACACGGCTAGACAGGTTGGTGTAAGAAATCTCAGTGATGTTGGCCAGCACGGTGTTGGTGGCAACAGGCGCGGTGTTGGTCAGCGCAATGGTCAGCGTGTCTGCACCGAGGTTGTGGGTTTTCTCGGCCAGCGCCTCCACAAATGAGTTGAACTTGTTGAAAGCAGCCATGGTAGAGAAAAGGTCTAGCTTTTACTTCAAATCTTAGCGTCAGAACGCAACGCTAACGTTGAACTCATCAACGGTGCCAGACACTGCTGTGATTTCAAGCCACACCCAATTGCCTGATGCGATTGGCTGGTTTTGAACAGTTGCCGTGTCGCCGGTTGTTGTATTGGTCACGGTGTCAGCAACAATCGCCAACGTTCCAGCGGCAGTTCGATCAGTTGCGTAACGGATTTCGTAGGTGACGCTACCGCCTGAAACCAAAGCGGTCACATCACTAATTGTGGTTTCGCGTGTTGTCTTAAAAAGTGTGAAACTGTCGCCGGAAACAGGCTCTGCAATTGTTGCACTACGGGCTGCAGAAGCGTTGGCAGGTGCTTTGTTTTCCCAACGCTGCAAATCATCGTTCCAAGCAAGAACGTCGCCATCTACTTCATTTTCAAACTGAACGTCATGCAGCTCATATACATTTGATCCCGTCGTGGAGCGAACAAATATTTCGCCATTTACAGCGTCGCTTTTGACAACAGCGGCAATAGGCAGCCTTAGTGCTGGTGCGGGACCAAGGTTTGCCTCAACAACAAGATCGCCTGGGTTTATGGTGCAGGCAAAAAGAATAGAATCAACGGGGTAAATTGATGTGTCAATGCCACGGATATAGCCGTTAGTGCAGCAGAAACCCAATTCATTCTCTGCAATGTCTTCTGCCAGAACCCCAAAGAACACGTAACCAGGGTATGTGCCATCGCTGACGATGATCCGCACTTCGGGACGAAGCGTTGCTGGGTCGAAGCCCGCAAACATTGCAACCTGGCCTTTGATCATGCCACCAGGCTGCACACATTTCACATAGACGTGAGTGTCTTGCCCAATGACAGAAAGAGTGGTTGCATCGCGTTGAACTGCAATGCCTTTATCTACATCACTCCAGCCAAGCTCACCTACCTGGCTGAAAGGAGTTGCGATTGCAGGGTCAAAAATAGCGCCTGAAAGGGTTGGCTCACTTGTCCATGAGGTGTCATAAGTTGCGGCAGAATCTTTGACAAGTAGTTGGTTTGTCGTTCCACCGGGGGCAACACCTGCGCCGTTTTGGCCAGCAGTCTTGATCGTGACGACTGCAATGTCACCGCTTTCATCAACGGTGACGGTGTTTTTAGTTGTAGTGATGTTGACGGTGGTCATGCTGTGTACCCCTGAGAAACGTAAATGACGCCTTCCAAGTAATACTCTTTGAGCCCTGACGTATCTTCTAACAGAACGTCATAGTAAAGTTCATCAGCAAAATCAGTGGTCTGCGTGTCAGTCAAGCCGATGTTGACAACGCCGCCAACCCTGTTGGTGTATGTAATGGCAAAATCTGCTGCCTTGACCGTGCGGGCTTTGTCCCAAGCTTGAGCAGTAACGGTCCAGCCTGTTAGATCAATTGCAGCACCGTTGCTGTCTGCAAAAGCAAGCTGAACGTCATAGTCCGCCCTGCGCTGGAGCGAAATGTTATACGTTCCAGGTCGGACGGCCATGGTGTAATCCCCCTACGGGTTATTCTATCGGCCTTGACCACGCGGCATTTTGCGTGTGCCACAAGGTTTTGAATGTTGCCCGTGACCTTGGCGCGTTTTCTTTGGTTTACCGGCTTTAAACTCAACGCGAGCTAAGCCGGTGCGTGACTTGACGGCCATCAGGGTTGCTTAGGCCAAGGGGTAATAAAAGGCTCAGGGTTGGGAATCATGCTGCCATCATCGCCCATTACTTTTTCAGGGTTGGTTAGCAATGCAGCCAATTCATCAGTGGTGGTGCATTGTGCGATTTGATCTTCACGCAAACCAGAGGTAATGCGGATCTCATCGCGATACTGCTTGACCGCTGCAGGAATCTCAATGGCGGTGTCCACCTTGCGGGTGATGTACCAGTCAGAAGGAGCAAGCAAGCTGCCTGCAATTTCTTTCTGCTTAGCGATCCACTGTGACTTCAAAC